GCATGGCACAGAACGAGTTAATGTCGATAATCCAATCAGAGATTGATGATGCTATTGGATTTATTGAAAGCGAAACTGTTGAACAGCGCAAACAGGCTCTGGAGGCTTATCTACGACAGCCATATGGTAATGAAGTTGAGGGTAAGTCTCAAATCGTTACTGGAGAAGTGGCAGAAGCGATAGATGGTGCGCTACCTAGCTTAGTCCGTATCTTTACAGGCTCAGACAATATCGTAGTCTTTGAGCCACAAGGCCCAAGGGATGAAGCCTCTGCCAAGCAAGCTACTGATTACTGCAATTGGGTATTTAATCGTGATAACGCTGGTGTAGCCATTCTGCATGATTGGTTCAAAGATGCCTTGATGCAGAAGAACGGCATCGTTAAGGCGTATTGGGAAAACAAAGAAGACATTACTAAAGAGCGTTACTTTGACTTGTCTAACGATGAGTTAGCAATGCTGATGAGTGATGAGACTATGGAAATTGTCGAGCAAGATACGACAGAGTTCCCAATCTTTGACCCAATGGGACAGCCAGTTATAGACCCTATGGGTATGCCTGTAATGGGTGCTACTCATAACGTAGTTGTCCAACAGAAGAAAAAGTCAGGCAAGGTAACGATTGAGAACGTACCGCCAGAGGAGTTTCTGATTAGCAAGAAGGCTAGAACTATTGCTGACTCACCTTTTGTAGCCCACAGGCAGATGTTGACTCGTAGTGACTTGGTTGCTATGGGTTTCAATAAAAAGCAAGTTGAAGGCTTGCAGATGGGTGATGCACTAGCGTACACACCAGAGCGTGTGGCTCGTTACGCAGCAGGTGAGCAACCTTACCAAACTCAGACTGATGACCCATCTATGCAAGAGATTGAGGTCTTTGAGTGTTATGTCAAAACTGATATGAATGGAAAGGGCATTGCTGCTCTGACTCAAGTCTTTTACGCTTCTAATGAGATTCTGCAAGATGAGGATGGTAAGGAAATGGTTGAGGAAGTGGACTACGTTCCTTTCCACTCAATCTGTCCTATACCAATTCCGCACAAGTTCTTTGGTAACTCGTTAGCTGACAGAACAGTTGACTTACAGTTAATCAAGACCACTATCACTCGTCAGATGTTGGATAACTTATATCTGACAAACAATGCACGAGTAGTTGCGGTGGAAGGTCAAGTAAACCTTGATGACTTGCTGACTTCTACTGCTGGTGGTGTTATTCGTGCCAAGTCACAAGGTGCTGTTCAACAGTTAGTTGTTCAGAACGTGGCTAATCAGGCTTTCCCAATGCTTCAGTATCTGGACACAGTACAGTCCAAGCGTACTGGTGTATCTGATGCTTCACAAGGTTTAGACCCTGCCATCTTGCAGAACGTGACTGCTGCTGCGGTTGCTTCTATGCAACAAGCTGGCGCAGGTAAGATTGAACTGATGGCTCGAATCTTTGCTGAGACAGGCGTTAAGTCTTTGTTCCAAGGTATCTTGCACTTGCTCTGTAAGTATCAGGACAAGGCTCGTATGGTTCGTATGCGTGGTGAGTTCGTAGAGTTTGACCCCAGAACATGGGCTAACCAATACGATGTTTCTATCAACGTAGGTTTGGGTGCTGGTAACAGACAAGAGCAGATGGCCATGTTGTCGATGGTTCTTGCTAAACAAGAGCAGTTGATTGCTCAGTATGGCCCTGCTAATCCTTACGTTTCACCTGCACAATATCGTGGCACATTAGGACGCATGGTAGAGATTGCTGGCTTTAAAGATAGTGCTGAGTTTTACAAAGCAATTACGCCAGAGCAAGACCAAGCGTTGAGCAATCCTCCTCCACAACAACAGCAGATGCCTCCAGAAGTGCAAGCAATCATGGCTCGAACACAAGCTGAGATACAGGCTAACCAAGCTAAAGCACAAGCTGACATTCAGTTGAAGCAACAACAGATGCAGATTGATACAGAGATGGCGCAACAGAAGGCTGCTGTTGAAATGCAGATGATGCGTGAGAAAGAAGCTGCTAAGTTGCAATTAGAGCGTGAGAAACAACAGGCTTACTTTGCTATGAAGCAACAAGAGTTTGAAGCAGAAGCCCAATTGAAAGCAATGAAGATTGGTGCTGGCATTACATCTAACGTAGAGATTAGGGGTTAATCATGGCATCAGCAGCATTAAATTATGCTTTGAACAACGGCATCAGCCAAGAGCAATACTATCAAAACATCTTTGATTATGTGAACAGTAATCGTGGCTCTAACGATGTTCAGTTACGAGCCGAGATGGATAGACTTGGAGTAAGCGCAGAAGATGTTGCTGCTGCAACTGGTGTTCCGTTGGCTGGTGTTCAGACTCGCTATAACGTAGCTGACGAAGGCACAGGTGGCTATGTTGCGCCTGTTGATATTCCTGCATCTGTTGGTTTGACTTATGGTCTAAACAACAACATGACCCAAGCGCAGATTGACAAAAACATCTTTGATTTTGTTAATGCAAATCGTGGTCTAAATGATATTCAGTTAGCTGCTGAGATGGACAGATTGGGCATTAGCCCTAATGACGTTGCTCGTGCTACTGGTGTAAGTTATGAGAGCGTGGCTGGTAGATACAACGCTGCTAAAACTGGAAATGTTGGGGGTACAGGAAACACAGCAATTACTGACATTTTTACCCAATATGTAACTCCTACTGGAACAGTCCCTACAACAGTTATTCCTAAAACTGCTTTAACTCCAACAACATTAACACCGACAGCGACTGTAGCATTTAACCCTGCAACTGTTGCCCAACCAAATGTAACTGCTGGTCAATTGCGTGAGTTATTCCCATCATTTGCAGAATCAAAGCGTTTGGCTGGTGAGATGGTGGCTAACAGGCCGTCTACATCTAGCATCATTAACATGATTCAAGGCGGTTCTGCTGTTGCAACTCCTACAAATAAACCTGTAACTACTACAAATGCACCAGCAAATTTAATGGATGCTTGGAAAGCAGCAGAATCTTCTGGTAATTATGGCAATGTTGCTAATTTGTTAAAAGGTTTAAATGTTAATGACTTGCGTAACTATGGCGCATCTCCTGCTGACATTGCTTACATTACATCTCGTCCACAAATAGCAGGTATGTTCCCAACTGCCACACCTGCTGGTGGCTCTCCATCATTAAACAACGTGTTAAGCATGATTGGTAAATAACCATGAACTATCAAGAACTGGTTAGTTTAGTTGGTGGAAGCAATCCTCAGAGTGCTACTTATGAGGACATTGTTTCTGGCATCCAGAGCCAGTATCGTCCACAGACTCAGTTTGCGCCTACAAGGTCATTGCTAGACTCAATGGGTACATTAGTACCTGACCAGCCAAGAATTGCTTATGGCTCGTTATTACAAGCACAACCAAGGTCTTTGCCTCCATCTATCAATCTAGGCGCAACTAGCATTAAGAATCCAGATGCAGCAGCAAGCCTAGATTCTGGCGTAATAAATCTAGGTACAGAAACCGCAAACACAGGTTTGGGTGGTGGTAGAGATTTATCGGGTACGCTTGTTTATAACAATGACTTCACTAGAAATACTGGTGGAACTACTGGTTCTACTGGTTCTACTGGTTTGGGAAATAATGCTGCTGCGGTCGGTGCTGTTACTGCTGGTCTTGGAGTATTGGCAGGTAATTCAGACTTAGCCAAAACTGGAACACTTGTTAATATTGGTGGACAGTTATTAAACGCTAGTAGTGCTGAAGATGTTTTTAAAACATTGGGTAATGTTGCGTTAGGTTTAAGTGGCGCAGCAAATGCAGCAGGTACTGTTATTGGTGGTGCTACAGGTAATACTGCTTTATTGGCAAATAGCTTGCTTTCATTGACCAGCCCACAATTATCAGCCCTCAATAGCATCTCAAATGCTTTAACAGGCTATAACTTTGGCGACATTGTTACAGGCTTGGCTTATGCGCCAGAGGGTTCTGTTGAGCAATATGGCATTTTGGGTGCTTCTAATATTGGAAACTTTATTAACAATTCAGGGCCAAATAAAATAATCCCAATGTATTCACAAGCAGAGACTGACCAGCGAACACTAGAGGTTCTTGCTGATATGGGTGATACAGAAGCTGCTAAAACATTGCAAAATCAGTCTAATACTAGAACTGGATTTGACGCATTGGGTGATTATCGAACTGGTCGTGGCGCAAGTTACTTTAATCTGTTTACACCTGTTGGTGGTTCAGCAAAGCCTAGAGATGAAGAAACATTAGGAATTAGCCTTATATGACAGATAAAGCAATCATGGCTCAATGGGCTAAAAACCTATTAAATGATGACTTTTTCAAAGAAGTTATAGATAACTTGAAAAAAGAGCAGATTAGTGTGATAATTAACACAAGTGCAGAAGAATGTGATAGGCGTGAAGACGCTTATCGGCACATTAAGTC